ACTGGAAGCCTTTACGTTGCTCTACACCATGTATAAGGATCAGCATGGTGGGAGGAAGTATTACCGTCCTGTCAGTATTTACCCTACGCTATCGAAAATACAAAAACGATTGGATAAACCTATCAGGCAGGAATCGTTATCTATAGTAAGACAGAGACAAGAGGCTAATAGTCCGTGGACTTGAGTGAGCTGATAAGTAAGCTGCCGGCGAACGAGCAGGAGAAATTACTGGAGCAGGTAAGCCAGTATAAGGATGCTGTCACGCGGGAGAAAGCTCAGAAGTCATTTATGGCTTTCGTACATGAAATGTGGCCTGGGTTTATTCATGGCAGACACCACGCCTTAATGGCTAAGAAGTTTGAGGAGATAGCTGCGGGGAAGTTGAAGAGACTGATCATCAACATGCCGCCGCGTCACACGAAGTCGGAGTTTGCTAGTTACTTACTGCCGAGTTGGTTCTTAGGGAAGTACCCAGACAAGAAGGTTATCCAGACATCCAATACGGCTGAACTGGCTGTGGGGTTTGGTAGGAAGGTTAGGAACTTAGTTGACAGCGAACAGTATTCAAAAATCTTCCCAGGGGTCGGTCTCCGTGCGGATTCCAAGGCGGCGGGACGTTGGGCTACTAGCCACGGTGGTGATTATTTCGCTATCGGTGTTGGCGGTACTGTTACTGGTAAGGGTGCTGACCTACTAATAATAGATGATCCTCACTCAGAACAAGAGGCGAAGCTGGCTCAAGGAGATCCGGGCGTCTTTGATAATGTTTATGAGTGGTATACCTCTGGCCCGCGTCAGCGTTTGCAGCCAGGTGGGGCGATTATTATCGTTATGACCCGCTGGTCGGACAAGGATCTGACCGGAAAAGTCTTAAAGAGTGACGCAACTGACTGGGAAGTAATAGAACTACCGGCAATTCTTCCATCTGGTAACTCTTTATGGCCTGAATTCTGGCCTCTGGTTGAACTAGAAGCGTTAAAAGAAGAACTTCCTCCTTATAAATGGAACGCCCAGTACCAGCAACAGCCTACAGGTGAAGAAGGTGCGCTAGTAAAGAGGGATTGGTGGAAGCGTTGGGAGTCAGATAGAGCGCCGCCGTGTGAATTTATCATTCAAAGTTGGGATACTGCGTTCACAAAGAGTCAGCGGGCTGACTATTCTGCGTGTACAACATGGGGTGTGTTCCACAAAGACGAGAATGAGAGTGATGTAAACATCATTTTGCTCGATGCGTGGAAGGATAAGCTGGAGTTTCCCGAGTTAAAGGCTAAGGCCAAGGAAATGTACGACGAATGGCAGCCTGATTCCTGCATTATTGAGGCTAAAGCTGCTGGCGCGCCGTTGATATTTGAATTGAGAAGGATGGGCGTGTACGTTCAGGACTATACGCCGACCCGTGGCAACGACAAGTTCGTGCGTTTGAACAGCGTGACGGACTTATTTTCATCCGGTAAAGTGTGGGCACCCGAAACTCGGTGGGCAGACGAGGTTATCGAGGAGATGGCAAGGTTTCCGAACGCAGAACACGATGACTTGGTGGATAGTACGGTACAGGCATTGATGCGATTTCGGCAGGGCGGATTTTTGCGGCTTGATTCCGACGAAGAAGACGATCCAATCGAATTCCGTCGCAAGCGCGTTTACTACTAAGGACTAACATGGCGACAAATTTTGACAAAGCTCTCTATCAGGCACCTTTAGGCATGGGTAGCACTGAAATGGAACCGGATATTGAGATTGAGATTGAAGATCCAGAGTCTGTATCTATAGGACTTGGAGACTTAGAGATTGAGATCGAGCCAGGCAAGGAAGAAGACGATGACTTTGACGCCAACCTAGCTGAGTTTATAACCGATAACGAGCTTCAAGAGTTAGCTGGCGACTTACTGTCGGACTTTGATGACGATATCGACGCACGTAAGGACTGGATGCAGACCTATGTGGACGGTTTAGAACTATTGGGGATGAAAATTGAAGAACGATCAGAACCATGGGAAGGTGCATGTGGCGTTTATCATCCGTTGTTATCTGAGGCTCTTGTCAAATTCCAAGCCGAGACGATTATGGAGACATTCCCAGCTGCGGGGCCAGTTAAAACTAAGATTATTGGTAAGGAAACACCTGCGAAGAAGGACGCTGCTGAACGTGTGCAAGACGATATGAACTATCAGCTCACCGAAGTCATGGTTGAGTACCGTCCAGAACACGAGCGTATGGCATGGGGTTTAGGTCTATCAGGAAATGCGTTTAAGAAGGTCTACTTTGATCCTAGTCTTAATAGACAGGTAGCTGTATTTGTCCCAGCCGAAGATGTAGTCGTTCCTTATGGCGCATCTAATCTAGAAACGGCTAACCGTATGACCCATGTCATGCGCAAAACCAAGAATGAGCTACGCAGGTTGATGGTTGCTGGCTTCTATAAGGATATAGACCTGCCGGAACCGCAGAATACGTTGGACGATGTAGAGAAAAAGATTGCGGAACGTATGGGTTTCCGCGCTACGTCGGACGATAGGTACAAACTGTTGGAGATGCAGGTATATCTTGATCTGCCAGGCTATGAAGACAAAGACGAGAAGGGCAAAGATACTGGCATCGGTCTGCCATACATTGTAACTATCGAAAAAACTTCTCAAGAGATTTTAGCTATCAGAAGGAACTGGCATCCTGAAGATGAAACGTGCCAGAAGAGGAATCACTTTGTTCACTACCCATATATACCCGGCTTTGGCTTCTATGCCTTTGGCCTTATCCATCTTATTGGTGCTTTTGCTAAGTCTGGTACTTCTATCATTAGGCAGCTTGTTGATGCTGGCACTTTATCGAACTTGCCTGGGGGTCTCAAGACTAAGGGAATGCGGGTCAAGGGAGATGACACTCCAATTTCTCCCGGCGAGTTCCGAGATGTGGACGTCGCGTCTGGCACCATTAGAGACAACATCCTCCCCCTCCCCTATAAAGAGCCAAGCCAAGTCCTCTTAGCATTGATGAACCAGATCGTCGAAGAAGGCCGACGGTTTGCTGGCGCAGCGGATTTAAAAATTGCAGATATGTCTTCCAATTCACCAGTGGGTACAACACTGGCTATTTTGGAGAGAACGCTCAAGGTAATGTCAGCCGTTCAAGCGCGTGTTCACTACGCGATGAAGCAAGAGTTGAAATTACTGAAGGAAATCATTGCTGACTACACGCCGGAAGAGTACGACTACGATCCGGTAGAAGGTTCGCGCCGCGCTAAGAAGTCAGACTACGACCATGTAGATGTAATTCCAGTATCTGATCCAAATGCCGCCACTATGGCGCAGAAGGTTGTCCAGTATCAGGCTGTTATGCAGATGGCGCAGGCTAATCCGCAGATCTATGACTTGGTAGAGCTGAATCGCCAGATGTTGGAAGTCTTAGGTATCAAAAACATCGGCAAACTGGTACCTAGCGCGGAAGACTTTAAGCCTAAAGACCCAGTGCAAGAGAACATGAACATCCTTAATGGCAAGCCTGTTAAGGCGTTCATTTATCAGGATCACCAAGCGCACATTCAGGTTCACCAGTCAGCTATGCAAGATCCAAAGATCATGCAGATCGTAGGTCAGAACCCGAAAGCCCAGATGATAGGTGCCGCAATGATGGCGCACATCAACGAGCATGTGGCGTTTGAGTATCGCAAGCAGATAGAAGAGCAACTGGGTATTCCTTTGCCAGAGATGGACAAAGAATTGCCGAAGGATATGGAAGTAGAAGTATCCCGCATGATGGCTATGGCAGCACAAAAACTGCTACAGAAAGATCAAGCGGAAGCTGCACAACAGCAGGCACAACAAGCGGCTCAAGACCCGATTGTTCAAATGCAGCAGCAGGAGTTGATGTTGAAACAGAAGGAAGTAGAAATAAAAGAGAAGAAACTTGCTATGGATGCGACGGCAGAAGCTGATCGTATTGAGCTTGAGTTGGCTCGCATTGAAGCCCAGAAGGAAATTGCTGGTATGCAGGTTGGCGCAAAAGTCGCTGCGGAGAAAGCAAGATTTGAGGGTGAGATGGAAATTAAGGGAGTGGAAATTGGTGCCAAAATAGCCAAAGACCAGATGGATATGCAACAAACAAAATCTAAACAACCTACCAAAAAAGGTGATTGATTATGGATAAGGCGTTTGAAATTCTCATTCAACAAGTGAGAGATAAGCGTCAGCAGATAGTCGAGGCCGTTTCAACCAACTGTGCCAAAGACTATTCTGAGTACCAAAAACTTTGCGGCGAGATTCGGGGTCTCTCGATTGCGGAGGGTTTTATCTTAGACCTTGCAAAAACTATGGAGTTATCTGATGAGTGAAATCGCAATCGCCACCGAAGACGGCGAGGTATCAACTCTGCCACAAACAGCAGAAGAGAAAGCGAAACAATTACCGGAACCAACTGGGTATCACATCCTAGTAGGACTGCCGGACAAAGAGGAAAAGTTCGATAGCGGTTTGTTAAAAGCAGACTCAACCATGAATCACGAACAGATTCTGGCTACCGTATTTTTCGTAATCAAGATGGGGCCAGATTGCTACAAAGATGCAAAACGGTTTCCAAATGGCCCATGGTGTAAGGAAGGGGATTTTATTCTCGCCCGCCCTAACACTGGTACTCGCCTAAAGATTCATGGTCGTGAGTTCCGACTCATCAACGACGATGTAGTTGAGGCAGTTGTAGATGATCCTCGCGGAATATCTAGGGTTTAACAAAGGAGAAACAAATGGCTACAAACAAAATGGATGCGGAGGAATTTAAGTTTCCCGACGAGAAAGAAGAGGTTTCTGCTGCGGCGGATGACTTTGAGATAGAGATTGAAGACGATACTCCTGAAGAGGATCGTGACCGGCAGCCTTTACCTAAAGAGATGGTTCAAGAGCTTGAGGAAGATGAGCTTGAGGAATACAGCGAAGGGGTGAAGTCGCGTCTGAAGCAGATGAAGAAAGTCTGGCACGACGAGCGCCGCGAAAAAGAGCAGGCACTACGTGAGCAGCAAGAAGCTATCGCGTATGCCCAGCGGATGATGGAAGAGAACAAAGCTCTAAAAGGTAGGTTATCTGTAGGTGAGCAGACATTTGTCAGCACCTATAAGAACGCTGCCGAGATGGAGATGGACAACGCCAAACGGGATTACAAAGAAGCCTATGACATGGGCGACGCTGACCGTTTGCTAGAGGCGCAGGAAAAATTGTCGGCGGCACAATACAAGTTGCAGAAAGCAAATGAGTATGTTCCGTCTAGACAGGAAGAAGAAGTTGATGTACAACCCGCAACTAATACAGTACCTCGCCCTGACCAACGAGCGATTGCGTGGCAAGAGCGCAATGAATGGTTTGGTAAGGATGAGGAAATGACTAGCTTGGCTCTGGGTTTACATCAGAAGCTGGTCGCTCAATATGGGACGAGTTATCCGTCTACAGATGAGTATTGGAAAAAGGTCGATGACACTATGCGTCGTCGATTCCCAGAGCAATTTGGGGATAAGGAAGAGGAAGCCGCGCCACAAAAAGTGCAGCGTTCCAAACCCGCCTCTGTCGTAGCTTCGGCAGATCGCAGCACACCCTCCAAAAAGGTGAGGCTCAAACAATCGCAAGTCCTGATTGCCAAAAAATTAGGATTGACACCCGAACAGTACGTCAGAGAAATGATGAAATTGGAGGCTTCAAATGGCTGAGAATAGAACACCCCGTAATGTAGAAACACGCGTCCAAGCGGAACGCCCTAAGCAGTGGAAACCCGCAGAGCTTCTGCCAGAACCAGATAAGCTCCCTGGATATGCGTATAGATGGATTCGTGTTGGGCTTCAAGGAAACGCTGATCCCCGTAACTACTCTGCCAAACTCAGAGAAGGCTG